TCTTGATAATCAAATAACGATAGCTGTCAATTCCACTTGCATTACCCGCAGTTGGCGCACCACCTAACCATCGTGTCGTAACACCTGATGTAGTGCCATCAACTTGAACAGCAGAGTTGTAGTAAGCCGTAGAGCCTTGAGTAACCAAGAAAGCCACAGTCATTGATTGACCCGTACTCATCAAAGTATTCAAGGAAGTACCGCTAGAGCCTCTGAAGTTAACTGTCCAGTTAGCACTTGCGTTACTTGTGTAGTACAGAACAGACTGAGTAGTAATGTCGTAATTAATCGTGCCAGTAGCCGCAGTAGCTGATACTGTGGCAACCTCTGCTGCATCGTTTAAAACAATGGCAGTAGCTGAAGATGTACCGCTAAATGTCTTTGTGCCTGTAAAGGTTTGTGCGCCAGCAAGAGTTACATCACCAGTAGCAGCAGCAGTCCACTCAACGTCAGTAGCACCAGAGTTAACTGCTAAAACTTTAGTGCCGTTAGAAGTATAAGATGGAAGCAAGTTAACACGAGCATTAGCCGCAGTCCCTGCACCAGTACCACCACCAGCAACAGCAATTGTGTCTCCAGTAGTTCCAGAGTACAAGTCTTTAACCTGTGCCATTAACTCACGGATAGCATCGTTAATTCCAGATGGCGCACAACCCTCTGCAATATTGATACTGTCAATGTCTGTGTTATTTGCTGGAGTCGAACTCCACTCACTAATTTTTGTCTTTGCCATAATATCCTCTTAGGGGTTAGCCATTCCAGTTAAATCTACACGATATGGTTTTTCAATTAGTCCAAATGTAGCCCCATATCCTAGCTGAAGTGCTTTTCTTTGCAACTCTTTGCTCAATGGCTCAACTGTCATAACTGATGCTTTTTTCATCAATGTAGCTGCTAATTTAGGGTCTAGCATTGCATTAACCAATAACTCACGGATAGCATCATCTGTGCCGTTATAAAGCCAGTTCATTGGTGCAGATACCTTCTGCAAAACAGGAGGAACATCACCAAACATTTGTTTACCAATCATTCCACCAATCACGTTAGCGGTACTCATGTTCTTAAATGTATCAGAACCCATTGGCTTGGTAGCACGAGCTAAAACACCACTATCTAAGTCTTCAGCTACACGTTTTAGCACCGCAAGTTGCGTAGTAGAAAGATTAGTTTCTTTCTCGGCAGCACGAATAGCATTTAAAAACTTAGGTTGTGAAATTAAATAATCATTAGCCCTTGATGGGTCTGGAGTTGTAGATAGAACTTTACCCTTAAACTGTTGAGCAGCTTCAAGACGCTCAATGCCTTTGCTAGAAGCAGCGTACTTAGACAAGTAATCTTTATAGCCAGTAGCACCAGCTTCAATAGCATCATCTACTGCACGAATGACTTGTTTAAGTGGCTCTCCTGCCGCCTTGTAAGCCCCTGCTGTTGGCCCACCTGTACTAGATTTATCCAATAATCCTTGAGCAGCAGCCCTTAAATCCTTACGAATTTCATAAAGTTCAGCAGGAGTTGTGGCACGAGCAATATCATCTTTAGCATCGTTCATCACAGAAATAACAGTTTTACGCTTACCAACTGGTGAAGCAAGAATGTCATCAATGGTCTTATTAACTGTTAAAGCAACTCCAGATTGAAATATCTCTGGAGTAACAGTAGAGTTAGCAAATGCTTGTTCACGCAATGGGTCAGCTATATCATCACGCTTTTTAATTGCTGCCGTAAGTGCATCATCATCTTTAGCAAGACGATTAAGAATAGCCATCTGTGCTTGATTAGCTTCCAAAGCCTGAGTAGCAAAACGAGCCTTGGTGTTATCCATTCCTCTTAATGCAGTTTCAGCGTTAATCAGTCCAAGGTCACGAGTCGCTTGTGCAGTCGTAGGTGTGTATCCACCAATCTTAGGAACATAAGTAGCACCAGCCTTAATTGCTTGTTCAGCATCAGATGCCAAGTTACGCAATACATTGCCAGTAATAACTTCACGACCTGCTTCAGTAAATGGACGCACAATCTCTCTAGTTGTACGAGCAAGAACAGGGGCAGAACCAACTGCGCCACCTGCTGTAATAGCACCACCCAAAGCACCTAATGCTTGACCAACAGGGCCAACATCGCTTTCACGAGCAGCACCAGATGCCAATGCACCTGCGGTAGCAGCAGCACCTTGAGTCTCTAAACTCTTAGTAAAGAAATCTTGTGCTGGTTTTGGCAAATACTTACCAATAGAAGCAGGGCCAGCTACACCAAAACCTGCGCTTGTTACATCTTGAACAATTCGCTCTTGAGAAGTTTGTGGAGTAGGAACGCCTAATTGAGTCATTAAATCTTGCAAGCCTTGACTACTAGGCTTCATAACTTGACGACCTGCCAAAATGTTAATCAATCCTGTAAGTGCATCAGCACCAATTGTAGGAATAGATAAAGCACCAGTTAATGCTGCCCTACCTGTCAAACCTAATTGTCTGCCAAGGTCTTTTGCACTACCAATTTGCATTTGCTCTGGACGAGGAGAAGTAGTAATTTCTTTAATTGCTTCTTCTCTTGTTAGCTTTTTAGCAGGTGCTGGTTTTTCAACAACTTTTTCACCACCAAGAATAGCCAAACCTGCATCAGAGACTTTCGACAAGTCACCTGACTGCAAAGCCATCAAGTCTTCATCTGACAGTTTGGTTAAGTCCATTATGGTTTCTTTCTACGAGCAATTTCAGCTTGAATATCAGCCATAGATGGCATTAGTTGCACAGGTGCAGTTAACGCATCTGCAAGAGGGTTTAACAGTAATGAACCATTACCACCCAATTGCTGAGAAATGCTTGCATAAGGAACTTTTTGAGCCTCAAGATTACGAGCCTTTGATTCAACTAATTTTCCAGCAACAGAAAGCAATCCAGCACGTTCTTCTGGCAATAAATCTTGACCACTTAATGCTCGTTCTGCATAAGCCTTAATTGATTGAGGAATAGAACGATTACCAAGAATTGTTTTCTTATCACCTTCTTGAACAGCACCAGATGGGTCATAAATCTTAGCAATGGCGTAAATCAATGCGCCATCAGCAGTTTTATTCCCTGCATTTGCTTCTGCCACGGCAGCTTTAGCAGCCTTAAATCTGTCAGCAACTTCCATTGCACCAGTATCTTTAACAACACCACGCCAATCTTTTAAAACATCAGATTGTGCTTTTGCTACTGCCGTTGGGTCTTTTAAATCTACCGCTACTTTAGGTGCGCCAGCAGCACGTTTTGCCAACTCAAATTCTTGGAAAGTTCCTTTAAAACCTTGGTCTTGTGCAAATTTGTACTCAGTAATTGCACTAGGTACTGGCTCACGCTTTGGTGCGCTTTGAGCAACATTTTCAACTTTACCAGTAATAGGATTAACACGGATAAGGCTTGCACCTTCTGCCAATGAAGTCGTTTCGCCAGCCATTGCTTTCTGAGAAGCAATCAATTCACTCAGGGCTTTACGTCCTTCTGGCGAACTCATCAATTGTGGTGCAATACGAGCCAAGTCAAAGCCAGCAGGTTTTACAGCCATGTCAGGCATTAAGTTACCTTCATCATCACGAGCAGGGAATTGGCTTGGTTGACCTTGAAAAGTAACTTGTTCTGGTGAAGTACCTTGAGCAAGAATACTTTGAATACGTTGTTGTTCAGCTAGTTGTTGTTGCTCTAACTGACGTTTACGAATCATGTCTTGCAATTGCACGTTTTGTAGTTGGTTTTGCAATGTTTCTTGCATACCGCCTTTATAGGCTTTCTGACCAGCTTGCAATCCTTCAGCAATAGACTGACCAGTATTCCCTCCTTGGAATAGTCTGCCAGCCAATGCGTAGAGTGCTTGTGCTTGTGCGTCTTCACGATTACGAGCAATATCAGCCGCAGACATACCGAGCAGACCCATTGTGTCTGCACCGCCTGTACCGAAAATGTCTAATAGTCCAGCCATGTCAGTCCTTAGAAATCAAGCCAACCAAGTGGATTTGAACTTGCAAAATTGGTTGCAGCATCATATGTAGCTGCTGGAGAATTAGCACCCCAATTAGATAACCAACTCATGTTTGGAGAACCTAGATTTTTATATAAACCACCAGCAGTAGCAGCAGTACCTAACAACTTCTGGAACGCAGAAGTATCAGCAGCACCACTAGCCGTAGTCTGTCCAACTCGTCCTAATGGATTGCCATATACCAATGACATATAGTTTTGCAAGTTCTGTTGTGGCTGGTTTTGCAAGAAGTTGAAACGCTGAATATCAGCACCTAACTGTTGACCTTGGTAGCCTTCACGCAACTGACCTGCTTGCAACAACTGGTTAATGTCTTGGTAATCAGCAGCCGCTAATTGTGGTGCTGCACCAATAGCTTGTTGTTGTCTTGCTCGTTCTTGCTCGTAGTTCTGATAAGCCAATTGACCTGCTGTGTTAGTCAATGCTTGTGCATACTGACCTGTAGCACGATTCTGTAGATTACCCATAGCACCAGAGCCATAACGCCCTGCTAGGCTAGACTTAGATGCAATATCACCTAAAGTTGTGTCAAATTGTGACTTAGCAGCTTGTGCAGCAGGGGCAAATGCACCTTGAAAGAATGGATTACCACCCAGATAAGCACCACCCAAAGTTCCCTGTAATTGCTGTTGAGCAAGTCCAGTTAAAGGGCTACCAGCTAACGCACGAGTTTCTAAGGCTTGAACGCCAGCTTGTGTGGTCTGTGAGGGTGATACAAAGGTTTCACCTGTGTAGTATTGTGGCCCACCAGCCCCATATAAATTAGCGGCTTGTTGCAGACCATACGTTAAATATGGTGCAATTGTTGGGTCAACTTGTGATGTGGTAGTAGTAGCCATCTTTACTCCTAGAGTTTCGGATTCCAAGATGGGTCATCCACGGAATCCATTATACATAAATAATTAAAATCAACCAATAATTGCATACCGATATGTCTTATTAGCAGTCGAATTTGCAAAATGGGTAATAGTAGCCGTACCCTGTCCTTGGGAACTAGCGTAGATATTTGTCGAGGCAGCGAGTGACACTAAGTTAACAGTCGTTATCACAGATGGCGTAGCTGGTCTAGTAGGGCTTGTTCCAGCAGCATAATGCTCAATAATTACACCAGTATCTGACGCTCTCCACATCAACTGAATGTAGTCATTAGCTGCCAAATCTACAAAGAAATTCATTGCCCCAATCAAGTGATATGGGTCACCAGATGCTTTTCTCTGGGCTAAACCAAATCTACTATTGGAAGCAGCGATATCTGTTCCATTCTTTCTAAACCAAATATCAGCATCTTGTGAGTCATTTGTAGTATTTTTTAATTGAATACTAAACTGTATGTTATACAACCCTGCCACTTTTACATTTAACCTAGAACTGTTTGATAAAGTGACTCCATTAGAGAAATCCGTTGTATCAAAAGTAATGGGATAGGCAGTCGTTGTATTAGCTACAGTCTGGTCTGTTCCGTCTTGAAAAGCCCCATAAGGAGAGTAATCAGCAAAGGCAGCAGCAGAGGCAGGGACAAAGACAATCACGCTATCTGGGCCTATCCTTCTGTCTGTCAAAGTGGTAGTTAAAGCACCACCAGTAGCCAGAGTCAAAGTGCCTGTGTTATTGGTCTTTCCGTCCATGATGCCACGGACAACTTCAGATACAGCCCTCTGGTCACCACCAAAAGCAGGTAGGCTTCTAAACATCAGCGAACCCCTTGTGGCGTAATATCCACATCCACCGCTACAGCAGTTTTCCAATTAGCACCAGTAGGAACTAGGTTTAATCTATGGTATCTACCAGCAGAACGTAGGGAAACCCTGTTCTCGGAGTCGGCAGCAGTTGAAGTCCCATAAGTTACAGATTCATTTAAAAGTTGCCTAGAAGCTACAGATAAAGAGCCAGAACCATTGTCAACAATAGGTCTAGCTAGGGTTACTACTGAGTTAGCACCTACATCTATATCTCCAGTTGAGATATTCCCTGCAAGGTTAGAGCCAGTAAATGAGTAAACCCTAGTTCCGTAAGTTCCGCCCAAGAAATACTTACCACCGATATATAGCAAAGAATCTAAACTTGTTGTCAAAGCGTCAATGCTTCCTGATACAGAATCTAATTCTTCTAAAGTCAATGCACCAGATGATGCTTCGCCAAGGTAATCAGTATTAGCATCGCCATAAGTCCACTTCTTGGTTTGGAAATTGTAAATCATCAGTTTACGAGTAGCATCTACAGATTTGTAGTTCCAAATAACTAGCTTACGAACAGGGTCAATGGCCGCAGACATTGTTTTGTAGTCTGCTTCATTTGCATCACTAAGAAAAAACCTATCTACTTTTTCTGCGCCAATAGAAACAACTTGTTGTCCATCGCACATATAGAAACCATCGTCTGACAAGAAGAATGTAATTCCTTGGTACTGAGCAATAGAGCCAGCTACCATGCAACCTTTATTCCTAGAGATATTGTCAAACTGGAATATAAACGGAGTACCAACATAGGTCATTCGATGGATAGAACGCTCTAGCAAAACTAGACCAAATTCACCACCTCGGATTCCTACAATCTGTCCACCATCTGGAATATCCTGATAATCAGACTGAGTATTTACATTTTCTACCCAATCAGTCTCATCATTGATAGCTGACCATCTAACACGATATTGCTGTTGTGTCGTTTCTAGCGTATTAGCGCAAACAACAAAGTCACGCACCACAGTAATAAATTTAGCAATAGGCGCAGTAGCCGCTACTTCTGTAAAAGTGCTAGATGTACCAAGAACCCATGATTTTAGTTTTTCAGCGTTATTACAAATAATGACACTTTTACCAAACTGAGTAAACCTTACTCTATCGTTTGTTCCTGTTGTCAATCCTGTATTTACCTGAGTCAAAGCACCAGTTCCACCAACTGTATAAATTTTAGATGCGCCAGCAGCAAAGAAATATGTATTCCCATCTGGTGCTTTAGCCGCATATAAAGAAGTTAAGTTTTCTGCTGCTGCGCTTGAATATGATACAGGCGTAGGGAATGGGCCATAACCAATGGCTTGAGATACTACATTCTTAGCATCTGTTAATGAGCCAGAAATACCTGACTGGTCAGGCATCCACTCGCCAAATGTTACCCTTGTCGTAGCCATGTGTTACTTCCTTGAGGAACTAAAGTCCATGTGTTGTCATTAGAAGCTACTGGAGTCCAATTCTTACCAAGAATATGACCATTGGCAACAACTGTAGCTGAACAAGTAATAACAGGGCTTACATAAAATATCAATGAGCCAGATGCGCTTACTGTTGCATTTGCTGTAATACTTGCAGAACCATCAGCGATTAAACCACCATTGCCTGTAAATGTAGCAACACCATTTATAGATGCGCTAGTAGAAACAACAATTGTGCCAACTGCTGAAACGCTTGCATTAGCTGTTATTGAAGCACTACCGCTATGAATAATACTGCCGATAGCAGAAACATTTGCAGATGCAGTTATTCCCGCAATACCAGATTGAACCCTAGAGCCAATAGCAGTAACTGTTGCGCTAGATGTAACACTAGCAGACGCATCCCACAAAGTAACAGATGTTGTATATAAAGAACTGTCTAAAGTTAGAGTGAGTTCATCTATGCTTGACTTTAAATTGTCAAGCGAATCTATCGACCAAGGAGGTAGTAAGTCTGCCATCTTATGTCAATGTTACTGACAACGAGCCTGTAGAAATACGGAATACATCGCCAGTTGCAATAGTTTTAGAAGCATCTAGTGGTGTGTGATATAGCAAGTTACCTGCTGTAGAGGCATCACGCAAACCAATGTGTGTGATTGTTCCCCATGCACCACCAGCTTGTGGGAATTCAACAGTAGCAGAGTTTGTAGATACACCATTAGAAGGTGCAGCAAATGTTACAGACTGACGAACATAAGAAGTTCCAGAACACTCAGTTCCAGTATCCGCATCAGTTGGGTCAGTTGTGTAAAGTGCTACATATACAGTCGTAGGTGCTGTGTATGCAGTTGCTCTCAATGTGACATTGATAAGAGCATTTTCCAAATAGTTTGACATTTCAGACATGATTTCACCTTGCAGTTAATTTGATTGACAGGGGTACACCAGAATACTGAGTGTTTTCATCAGACCTAGTGAGAGAAGAAATTGCTCTATCGTACATAGTTCCCCATGTATTTATACGAGCATCATTCATTAGGTAAGGCTCTGCTTCAATCAAAGAAGCATAAAGCAAAGCATCTGGCGCAGTATTTAAAAACGCATTATTTGTATTTGATGTAGATAAATATGCTGGCGCAGAATAATAAAGTAGTTTCAATGTATAAATACCATCAGGTGCAGGTGCTAACTGAAACTCACTTGCTAAAATTGTGTAACTCTTAGGGACACCAACTTCTGATGTTCTTGGGTCATTAGACAATGACGATGGGCTAGAGTAACTCAATGGTTGAATTGGGTTTGTCATTACAACAAAATCACGAATCTCCAAAAAATCGCTAGGAACTTCTACTGTGCTATCACCTGAGACTGTTGCAGTCGTTACAGACTTTAGCATCTGACGAATACGCAACTCTCTACGCAAGCGATTTTCAGCAAATGTAATAAAGTCTGGAATCTGTGAAGTCAAGTCAGACCTAGCTAAATAATTAGCTATTGAAGTCTGTAAATCAGAGTACGTAGTGAAACTCATACAACTCCTGTTCTAGTGCGCCATGCACGATTCATTGGGTCATTTAACCAAGCAGCAAAACGCTTCTCATCTAAAACAGCATAACCACGCATGATTCCAACTTTGTTCAAGTCATCAATGACTGTCATAGGAATAGATGCAACCTTGTTACCAAACAGTTGGTCAGACCATCTTGCTCTCTCGTCATACGAGTTATATTCTTTTTTGTTCTGTTCAACAATGTCAGACACATCTTGACGAGTCTGAATAACGATACCGCCCTCACCATCAGCATGGACAGCAGTTTGTCTAAAATTGGTAGGATTTTGCATAGCCTAATTCTATCAGTTTGAGTAGAAAAGAAAATGCCCCAGAGGGTTAGTCTGAGGCATTTTTTGGGTTACACCAGATTAAGGTGTCAAGTCAGCAATGATGCCGTGAGCAGCTTGGTTTTTAACTTCCAAGGTGTACTCAGCCAACAACTGTGTGCTTTCGTTGTCACCAGTTACAGCCAACTCGTTGGTCTGGAAAGGACGCAGATAAGCAATAGCAGCCATGTCGGGGTCAAGCACATAAGCGACTTCATCGCAAGTATTAGTAGAAGTCATAAAGCGGTTAGGAACAACAGAAATTGTACCGAAATCGCTCATGTAAACATCTGCAGCAGCCACGATAGTGGTAGGTGTGTTAGCAGGGGCCATGAAACGCTGTGCAGCGATACCAGCAAAAGCAGAAACAACTTGCTTGTGTGCAGGGTTAACCATCAACACTTTGGGATTGCCACCAGAGGCGTAAACGCTCTTAACAACAGATTGCAACAAGGCTTCTGTGAAAGTGCGATTTGTACCATTGGTACGAGCAGTAGTACCCAAATCACCAGCAACACCAGAAGTACCACCAGAGAAGTTTGTATTCAACCATGCTTGCAGACCGCCCAATTTACGAGCAGTAGAAGAATCACCATTAGAAGCAACTTGGTTGCTCAAAACGGAAGTTTCCATGTCACGCTTGATTTCAGCAGAGGCTTTAGCCAACTGATAAGCCTTTTCAGACTTACGACCAGCTTTGTCAACTGACTGCAAAGTGCCAGAAATCTTGATAGTTTTCTGTGCAATCTGAGTGCGGTTACCAATACGAGTGGTAGGAGACATAGTAGCGTCAGATGCTGTTGCACCCTCAACTGCAAAGTTTGATAGGCTTGCTGCTGCCAAACTATCAGTCTGCCACTCGTGATAAACAGCAGTAGCTTTAGTTTTACCTACAGACGAAAAAAATGGTGTGTCTGTTGGTGAGATGTTATAAATAACATCGGAAAGGTCTTCACGCTGACCAATAGCGGTATACGTTTGATAGGTAGCCATAATTTAATACTCCAAAATTTAAAAGAATCGTTCAAATGCTTTAGCTGCGTCAGTAACTTTTCCAGTTTCACGCAACCTTTGCATAACCTGTTTATCCTGTGAATTCCTTGCAACTGGCGTAGAAGTACCAGAACGCATCATCTTAGGGGCAGACTGAAGTTTTTTATTCAACTCTGGTTTGCTCTTTTGAAGTTGCTCATACTTCATTGCTTTATACAATGTATGCACAGCCCGACTGTCATATACGGAACTAAGTTCTTGGTCAGTCCATCCAACAGATTTCGCATAGTCACGGATTTGTTTCCGAACCGCATCACCCTGTGGTGTAGATAACTCAGGAATCAGACTAACTAGCTTCTCAGATTCATTACGGAGATGGTTTTGCAAAGAGGCTTGTTGCTCGGCTTGTTGCTGTTGGGCAATGCGTTGCTGTTCATTCCTGACTACTGCTAACTGCTTCTCACGTTGGCTCTGTTCCGCTACCGCTACCGCATAACCGATAGGGTCTGTTTCCTTTAAAACTTCTAAGTCCACACTCTGATGTTGCTGCGTAAGGAAGCTATCCAAGGCTTGCAACTTCTGAGCATATGCTTGTCGCTCTTGTTTTACATACTCTAAATGATTACGTTCAGCTTCAATTGCCTTACGTTGTTCAGCTAGAGCCTGAGATTTTTTAGTGTAGTCCGTACCTTGTTGATAACCCTTGATAAGTTCGTCTAGTTCTACTTCGACTTCCTCACCAGATGCCTTGACTTTATATCTTGGCTTTGGCTGTTCCTCGGATTCCTCCTCAGAATACTCAACTTCATCAGATGCTTGAAGTTCCTCTGACTGTTCTTCGGCTTGGCTGTTGTCAGCTTCCTCAGAATCACCCATCATGCCTTCAAACGCTGAAGCGGCTTGGTTTACATTTAGGTTTTCACTCCCTTGTGGGTTGGTGTTTTCCATTTGTCATCTCAATAATCGCCAGAAACCTTCTGGACGGAGGTGTAGCCTAAAGGCTACAGAATCTTCCACTTCTTTTCCTTAATCACAGTTTCCGAGGCCAAGCCTTCTAGGTGTCCTGTAATTAGTTCCAATGTCTTAATGTGCCTGTAAGCGTCTTCACGCCTATCAGATTCTTCTGCACTTGTGTTAATTATTACACTAATTTGCTCATTTTTCAAATTATTTAATACTTCTTTGAAAAAGTCATCATTTAGTAAGTTTTTAGCCCATTGAGCCAAAAGGTTTTTATCTGTCATAAAAGTGAGTTAACTTGTTTCTTTGTAAGTTTTCCAGAATTAAGTAATCCTAAGAATTCCTCACCATACTTATCTACAGCGTTTTTCTTAATGACATACTCACCAGATTGCAACGAGGCATAACCATCGTCCTGTCCCATTGGATTAGAACCCATCAATCTGTTCATGGTAACCAAACCACCTTTAGCAAAAGCAGTTCCATCGCCTACGCCATCACCAATACCGCTTGGCCCTGTATCACCAGCAATTCCACTATTACCTGCACTATCGGCTGCGGCTGCTGCTGCGGCTGCTGCCGATGCTGCTGCTGCTGGAGAAGCACCATCTACAGTAGCACTTGCTGCTGCTTGACCTGCTGCGGCTGCGGCTGCGTCAGACATACCTGCGGCACTAGCGGCTGCGGCTGCGGCTGTCCCTGCGGCTGCTGCGGCTGCACCTGTACCTGTTGCGCCAGCAGTTGCTGTATTACCAGTAGTAGCAATACTATCTACATCTGCTTGAGTAATTGCTGCATTTGCTGCATTTGCAGTAGCATTATTTATTGCATTTGTTATTGACGCAACCAATCCAAGTGGTAAACCAGTAACCATTCCAACAACTGAAGCTAGACCTTGATTTACTGTGTTTGCCGTAACAGTACCATCAGCATTTACAGTAATTCCAGAGTTACCAACAGTTGAGGCATTACCACCATCTCCACCACTATCACCATTCATAGTTCCAGTAGTTGAAGTTGTATTGCCTTCAGTCTTTGTTGTGTACTTAGAAATGTCAAAAGGCTCAGGAAGTTTTCTAGGTTGAGCCTGTAACAACGAGCCATAAGCAATTCTTGGTTGGTCAGGTAGTTGAGTGCCAAGCATATCTAGCAATGACCTTGTTGGCGCAAACTGCGTCTGAGGACGATACTGGCTTTGTATGCCAGAAATAATGTCTTCATAAGTAGCAGATTTAGGATTGCTACCACCAACTAAACTACGCAGTTCTTGATAGTTCATTCTGTTCTCACTTAGAAATCATGCTCAACACATTATTTAATGATGGCGTAGCAGTTGTATTTAAAGCAGTTGTTGCATTTGGGAACATACCTGCTATTGCTGGTCTACTTGTAATGTAAGCAATATCAGCATCAGATGCGCCATATCCTCTTAAATCATTAAGAGATGTTCCTTTAAGCATATTAGCCACATCACCATAGTTTCCAGATGTTTCAGCAGCTTTCCAAGCATCCATTAGTCCAGCAGGGGGCGTAACAGTTGCTGTTGGTCTAAATGTAGGATTAGCAGAAGCACCTTGAATCATGTTAACAATACTTTGTGTACTCGGACGCTCGTTAATCAATCCTTGTGCTAAACGCTTAGATTCTGCAAATGACGGAAACAACTCACGGAATTGCCCTGCCGTAACTGGCTGTTGATATATGTTTTGAGGATTAAAATTAAACTGGTTTGTAGGTGTTTTTGCTAATGTTGTTATTGTTTTACCAGTATCAGTTGTATATGCTTTGTTGTAAACATCCTGACCAAACTGAAATGGAATTCCAGCAGTTTTAGCTAAGTTAGCAACAGAAAAATTAGCAGGTAAAAATCCATTATTAGCAGCAGCAGCTTGGTCAACTAATGCCTGTATACCAGTAGAGTTTGCTTGTGCTTGCGCTAGTGTTTTTCCAACACCTAACTGAAAGCCATAGTTAGGGTCAAGAGCCGCTACTGCTTGAGG